AAGTGTAAAACCGAGGATCGTATGCTGAATCTAACATGGTCGATATTTCCTGTGTGATTGTGAATCTAACTACCGAACGTTCACGTGAACCTTATCAGGCTGCGTTACGATACAAGCCTCGCCAATCGATTGCCTTAACGCCAAACGTTTGACGGATCTTGAAGATCCACGCATCTTTGTCGAAGTCCCATTCGCTTTCGAGCACTGGCGATTCCTCACCGCTCAGGAAGCAAAGCTCCACAGTATCGATTTGCGAAGGATCGGCAGCGAGGTACCAATTGGTAGTCGATGACAAATCCAACAACGGCTCGACAACAGCGGTTAACCCGTTGCTCGGTCCATTGGGTCCGTAAATATTCAGCGTGTTGCTGTTACCAGCAGCACTGCCGCCGACAACCGGATCTGCCGAAGATCCAAGCAACTGCAGCGTAGTTGCCCGATAGTTTGCCGGCACGATGATGTATCGCGGCTCAACGGCAATCACAGTGCCAGCTGTCATTCCAGTCTGCGTCATCATGGCCTTGAATCCATTGTTCAAAGTCGTAACGCTCGGAGCAGCTGCCGAACCACTCGTGTTTGAACCAGACGCATGCGAAGCGCTGAACAACGCATTGCTATCGTTCATCGTCGGGTTAGACGTGAGCACTTCGTAAACCTTGGCGTTTTGCAATCGTCTTGCTGCCACCCCTTGCATCTGAGGGATACGGCTCATCGCGTCCAGGTCATCGTTGACAACCGTTTCCCAAGACACGCTAAACTTGCTCCCGTACTTCTCGACTTGATACGATTCTTTCGAATCAGTTAGCGAGACCTCTGGATACGGCTGGACTTCCGGTACCGCTTCTAGGTTAGGAATCTCAGAGAAGCGAATACGATTGATCGCCTTGAAGTCATTGGTACTTGGTGCTTGCCGTGCCCAAATATTCCAGGTGTACTGAGCCTCAACATACCCAGCTAGCAGCGACTTTTTTGAAGCATCCAACAACAGGTTGGCAAAAGAACCAGTCGTGTTATAGATACCTGATCGCTCGATGCGATAGCGTTCCATAGTCGGACGATGCCCCATCGCTGCCATGGCAACGTCTCGCTTAGACATCCGATGAATCGGTGCATTCGTGCGAGCTAGGAAAGCTTCGGCAACTCGGTACAGGTCAAGACTTGCAAAGTCTTCGCCACCGGCGGCTGGCTTCTTGCCGTCAAACGGATCGTACTTGCCTCGCCGATGAATATTGCTCATGCTTCGCAGCACTAAGCCATCGCTCATTGCGGTAGCCAGCTTGTCGTCTGCTGACTCCGTTACCTTGACGCTGGAACCAACAGGGTCGCTAGCCATAGTCTTTAGAATCCTCTCGCGCGCCACTTCAACGGAACAACCGGAATCGCATAGCTCGTCGGCGAGTTGGCGCTCAACGCCGTAAAGCTTGCAATCGTTCTTGATAGTTCTTACTCGCAATCGCTCAGCCTCAACGCTGCGCTTCGCCATCTCTTCTTCCGATGCGCGCTCAGCCTTCTCTGAGTCCTGCGGCATCATCGATTCCATAACATCCGCGACGGCTGCGTCTTCGGCCTCGGGAGTTAAAGGCATAACTGGTGCTGCCTCTTCTGGCACTTCATCAGTTGGCTGCAGCTTGCCAAGCATCCACATAGCAATCTGATCTGGTTCGGTAATGCCCTCTGGCAAACCTAACGCTTGAAGTTTTGTAAGCAGGTCTTCACTCATTGCTCTTCTTCGCTCCTCTTGAACTTGATACGAACGCCGAACAGTCGAATAACTGTCAGCACCACAGGCAACGAGGCTCGCATCGGTTGGTTGCCATCGTGTGTGAATGATTGCGGGACCCGCAACGATATTGCCTCCTTCGAGTGCATAACTATCGCCGCGCTTTAGCTCTACGCTTTCGAGGATATGCGCCGTAATGCTGAAGTCTGTTAGATGACCTTCGATCAGTTTTTGATAAGCTGTTTGCGAATCTTCGTCGCTTGCAAAGTATGCGTCTCCAAGCAACTCACCATTCACAACTTGCAAGTTACGTACAGAGCCTAGCACGTTGCGTACTGAACTCTGATTGTGAGAATCGACGATTGGTAGTTGATTGTGAGTCGGTCGCATTTCGATCCCGCTCATAGCGAGCACTTCCGGCAATGCCATGCCGTATTCGTCGAAGTACCGCATCACCGGATATTCTGTAGCGACTGCTACTTTCACACTCCTAGCTTCAACGCTTGCGCTATCGGCGACTAGCGATACAGAACGCATGCTCAAGGCTGCAACTTTGCTAGGAGGTAGCTTGCCCTTCTTCATGCCGGCGCCTCTTCCATGTTGGTATCCAACGTGCCGTCGCTAACATCAGACAGCAAAGCATCTATGGTCGCTTGAGCTAAGCCCAACGTTGAAAGCAATGCGGTAGCTTTTACTGGAGACATCTCGCCAGAGATTACCCCATTCAACACGTCTTCGATTGCTTTTCGATTTCGTTGCCACTGCAACCGTGACATACCAGCCATCTCACCTGTTCCACCTTCCATCGCGGGATCTATAGCAGTGCCAACTGGTACGCCATCTGCCGCGATAGTCCCCGGATTGATTGGGTCGATGATTGCGTCGATGATTGCTTGAGAAAGCATTGGGAAAGCAGCAGCAAGAATAGCCTTGCTACTTGTCTTCGGAATCGCTCCTGTACCGACCTGCGTAAGAATATCGACGAGGCTGGTAACCTGAGCACCGTTGAAAGCGGACGCTGCTATATCAGCCGGAGCTGCCTCTACGCTTGTAGACGATGGCTCAGGGTTTGCGGCTACAGTTTGAGCCGCGCTGATTTGCTGCTGCCGTTCTTCTGCTGTAATGAGTCCAAGCTTGAAGCGTAGCCTGTCTTCCTTCGCACGTTGATACATGACTTGTCGCCATGATTTGCCAATCGCTCCTAGCTCGTCTGCGTACGTGCTCATGTAGGAGTTAATTGAGTTTTGTGCCGTCTGCTGTTCAACCGACGGATCGACCCATTCCCAATCCGGGGTCTGCCATTCAACTGGCGCAACCTTTCGACGATAGTCCAACAGTTGCTCGCTTTTTGGGAACGCTGCATCACCTGCAAGCGCTGCAGCATCGCAAAACGAATCCCATATTGGCTGGCAAAAATTATTGACCAAATACTTTTGCCACATGCGAAACCGTCGCCGGTCTTCAAGTTGACTAGTACGACTAGATGAGTAGCTCGTTTGAGAGTAGTCTCTGGCTACCACTTCGTATGACAATCCTGTTCCGACGGCGATACCGCGTAGGATGAGTTGAATCCATGGCTCGGCTCCGCTGTTCGGTCGCCCAGGATTTGCAAACTCCATCGACTCATCGGGCGCTAGGTGCATCACCAAGCCTGGCTCAAGATATTGATAGGCTCGACCACCTTCATCAGTTGCCGACTCACCTTCCGGTGCTGCTAGCGATCCAATAGGTCTGCTGCTTTTAATCGCAACAGTAAAACAAGAGGCAACGGCACTAGCCTGCATCTCGTTATCTACATACGTACCCAAGTCGCGAATCCATTGGATTGCTGGTGCGAACCATGTTACACCTCGTCCTTGTCCAATGCGGTCGCGACGAAACAGATGCAAGACTTCACTTGCATCGATTCGCTCTGGAGTTCGCTGAATCAAGTGCTGTTCGCCGGGGTGCTGCTTATAAACGTAATATGCAACCGGCTTGCCCTCTGGCGTGTATTCGATGCCTCGCACGATGGTATTGTCTACACCGACTCGCGATCCAACTAAGTAGGCATCTGCTTCACTTGCTAATCGATCAGCTTCGATTAGTTCAAGGGCAAAAGGAACAGAACGATAAATACCCTTGTACTGCGTCGATGGTAGCTTGAGCTTTCGTACTAAGACTTCGCCAGCTTCTACGATCTCTCGCTGAATAGCGATCTGCATTTCATAGAATGAGTACTGACCATTAACGTCACAGACTTCGCACCATTCCGCGAACCGGGCGTCCCGAACATCATTGACTAGCTCGACGTCTTCTCCATCAGAGGTTTCAAGAACCGATAGCGGATGAATCCCTGTTCCAACTACGCTGGAGACAATCGTATCGACTACACCCCAAGCATAGCTGTTATCACGCACGAGTTCTCGTGCCCACGCTCGCAATGCGTCTGCCCCAAATGGACCTCGCAACTCCTGATTAGCTGGCTGGTTCTTTGGAGTCCTGTTTGCGTTTAGTCGGTTCGGCTCAGCACCAGCATAGCGCCGCATAGCTTGGCGGTATGCCATGCGTCGAAACCCAAGCTGTGGGCTGATAGCGGCAATGACTTTATCTAATGCCTTACCAATCATGGACGCGGCTTTTGCAGTTTTGCCAAGTAGAACATCCCACCGTTTTCGCGCGCGATAATCATTTCGAGTTCACGCTTACGGTTGATCAAATCATTCAGTGCGAGCTTGCTCACACTGCGACCACCGATGGAATAGCTAGAGACGTTGCCGTCGTAGATTGCCTGCAACGCTTGATCAACTAGTACTAGCTCTTCCGAAGGAGTCATCCTCCCTATCTTGCAGATCAGATAGCAAGACGCTAGTAGTTTGTACTATGGGCGTGGATTAAGGCTCAACAATCTTCCATGTGTTTCCACAGTAGCGGCATTTGACGTAGCGCTTTCTCCCGCGCTTGGCGTAGATAAGACTGTAATTCGTTCCCTCTGGTCGGATAGCTGTACACCGTGAACATGGTGGCGGCTCGATGCGACGAGGCTTAACAGGATCACTTGCTCTGACATCTTGTAATGGCTGGTCGCGTTCGTCCTGCTTTGGCGACACGATGCTCGCTGATTGAGTTATCGGTTTCTTCTGGGAATCCATCCGTTGCTCCTGCGCTTGAATCGGTCCTGACTGCTACTCGGCGGTCGCCTACTTACATTCTGTTGGGTTATTGGTTGAGCTACGAGTTGTGTTTCGGACGGTGCAACTAAACGGATTCCTCTTATCTCGCCGGCAGCGCACGCTAACGCTGTTGCGTCAAGCCAGTGATTGTTATCGCTGCGAACAACCCAGTATTCTTTTGTGCCCTTACCTTCGACAAATTCACTGACCCACTCCTCCGCTACTATGTGCGCACAGTAGGAGAAATGCCCCCTCGATGATGCTGGATTGAACAAAGAGAGCGAACCTTGTCGCATGAGTCGCTTGTCGTCAAACGTCGGAGTCAAAAACCGTTCATGGACGAACCGCTTCCAATAATCTGCATCCAGTTGATACAACCAAACGCCTTGACTCTCTAACCGCTGAGCGTGCAAGTGATCGCCTGGAATCGTCGTTGCAGTAGCCTCTTTTCGTTGGGAATATGGCGAAAACCCTTTAGATGGATGGAACGGTCCACGCACTTGCCGCACAAACTCATAGACGGCTGTCGTAAATGAACCGGAATCAATCAGTACGAAATCTATTGTTCGCTTTGTCCCCGTTGCGTCAACGAACTCTTTAGTCAACAGTTCATCTCTCCAGTGGAGCAAGGCTTGAAAAATCTGCTGTTCGTCAACCGCTAGAGTTGAATCCTTGTCAGTATCGATGACCTCTAGTACGCCATAGTCTACAACTGCTCCCATCGCGCCATGTGACCACGCTGTAATCGCCCAGTGGCATCGATACTTGCCGATATCGATGCCTACAGTAAGAGCAGTAGTGCTAGCTGGTATTTGTCGCCGCGTCAATCCATTGCATCGTTCTTGTAGAAGATCGAGCGATAGCCCTAACCCGACTGGTCCGGATTCTTCCGGTGGGTCGTTATCAATTTCCGTTGCTACTGCGGCTTCACCAAAGTCTGCCACACGATTGTAATAAGCTTGAACTGCACTTAGTTCAATGCTATTCCCATCGCTATGTTCTCGCTTATCAAACGACGACACATTGGATACTACAGCGCCGGACTCTAACTCCTGCTGATGCTTTAACCAAAACTCCCATGCTACTCTTGCATCTGGATCATCCGCCGACCTGGACCGTCGAAGTTCCAGATACTGCTGGACTAAATCCATACGATCCGGTGGCCGAATCATTTTGCGAAAACGTTTGCCACGCCATGAAGGTTTAACGACGGGATCGGTATATCGATAGGCAATACATCGCCGGTTCTGAATCGTGCACAACATTACACGACTGATTCGCGTAGCGCTTGGCCCAAGCCCTGCAATATCGGCTTCTAAGATTTGCTCATTCTTGTTTATCAATACGCTCGATGCCGCTGACTCGCGATCTTCGATATCGTCGATAATTGCAATCGTTGGTCGCTTATCTCGGTAGGCTGTACCACGGATTGGACCATCGATTCCGACGGAAGCTATTACTTGGCCTTTAGCGACTGAGGCAACGTCATTCGGCCAATCTTCTGGCAACTGCCACTTTTCAATAGTCGGGAAGATTAGGTGATCAGCAGCAACTTCAATGTTCGTAAGCTCACCCGCCACCGTTTGCATTCTTGCTCTCGATGACCAACCACCCACGGCTCGGAACGGATAACAAACTTCGGGGAAGTCCGCCGCCAAAGCAGCCGACTGCTGTAGCTTTTCCTTGATGTTAAGCAGCTCGACTTGCGATTTGCTTTGCGACTTGCCGATCACGACTGGAAAGTCGCTCAAGTTCTTGAACATCAGATACACCGAGATAATCATCGCAATCTTTGTTTTGCCTTCACCTCGCGGACCCGCAATACTTTGGTCACCACCATAAAGTGCCGCATCAATAATTGCTTCGACCATCGTTTTGCGATCTTCTGTAAAGGCCTCATAGAAGACACTCGGAAAGTAAGTCTCGCAAAATACAAACGGCGACGACATGCACTTCAATCGTCGGTTTATATTTAGTGGTGTTGGAATTATTAGATCTCGCGCTTTCGCTCGCTTGACCGCCATGCGAATGGCCGC